GGCATAACAGCTTCTCAGTACCTTAGAAAGCTTACTTATTTTCCCGACAGGGAAGATAAGGTCAGAGTAGTCGCCATAGGTGACTACTGAACTCAAACAGTGTTAAAACCACTGCATGAGTACCTTTTTAAAGTACTGAGAAAGATTCCCCAGGATTGTACCTTCAATCAGGGGCAAGGAATTGAAAAGATAGCTTCTACTGGGGAATACTATCATAGTATCGACCTTACGGCCGCTACAGATAGATTCCCAATAAAGGTTATCTCTCAATTACTCGCTGCCAGATTCCCTAAAAGCTATGTCGATAGTTGGGAACATGTGATGGTTGGTTACCCATTCTGAGTAAGAAGCTTACAAAAGTGAGTTTCTTACGCAGTAGGTAACCCCATGGGGTTTTATTCCTCATGGTCATCATTTGCCCTAACTCATCATTATCTACTATTTTACTGTTGTAAAATACTAGGTAAGGATTGGAAGTCTTCCAAGTATGTTCTACTTGGGGACGACATCGTCATAGCTGATAAGGAGCTGGCTTCCGCCTATAAGGAAGTGATCACAAGTCTAGGAGTTGAATTCTCAACTCTGAAGACCTATGAATCTAAACACTTCTTTGAATTCGCAAAAAGATTGTGATTCAAAGGAGCGGAGATTTCCCCCTTTCCAATGTCTGCTCTCCAAGAGTGTGGTAAAAAGTATTACCTGCTCTTAGAGTTGTTCAGATCATTGGAAGGAAAGGGATGATCACTCCCTAACGGGCCTGCCTGAGCTGTTGGACAGTATATGGGTGAGATTCTCTCCCGGCCTCAACGTTATGTTAAGGTCATGGAGGACAAATCTCAGATTCTGCTCTTAATTATGCAAATAATTAAGGGTTCCGAGGGTGCTGGAAAACTCCTTGCGGAGGCTTTCAGGATCCTAGGCCACCACTTTATACTAAGTGATTTCGTAGCACGTAATGTGCTAGAAAACATCATAGTAGACAAGTTTGCAGAATCCAACCCTTCGGATCGGCGGGTACAAAAGGAAAAGGGCTATACCTTGCATAAGGCATTAGACCAATTCCTTAATCCCATCGATCTTGAAGAGTTGCTCCGTGATACCAATCCTAAAGCGCCGGATCATACCCTGTGACACCCGGTAGCTAACGTTTATAGTCAGCTATCAGAAGTCTTACAGGATATGTCAGCAAAAGGCCTAGCCATATCGTCATCGGGGGGGGATTGACCCCTCTTGATGAGGACTATGGCCTTACCATGAAG